ACGTAAGAGCTGGAGCCCTCCGAGGAGCGCTTCGGTAGTTCGCCATTGAGATAGCGGGTTACTCGCTCGCGCTCCCGGGAGAGACGGCTGTCAAACCAGCTAACACTGTTCTGGGCCTTGGAGGAGACCTTGGCGTAAATCTCCTCGTTTGTAAGAGTAGCTGGCTGTCTAGCCATGGTTCCTTAGATTGCTTCGGTATAGTGGTCGTCTGAGACTTCGACCGGCTGCCACTTGCCGTCGTGCGCGTACGCAGCGATTGCTAGGGCCATCACGCAGTCATCATGGGAGCCTGCTTCGGCTTCCATTCGTCCTGCTTCGGTCACGACGAAGGTTTTCATTTCCTTCAGCGTGGTCTCGTCGTTGATTTCGATCTCGCGTTCGCGGTCGAGTGCGCGAAGATTGTCGATGATCAGGGGCTTGGTAGCCTCGCTCGTATAGAAGCCGAGCTTGATCGTGTCCTTGTCGGGCTCCAATGTGCCTTCGGAAGTCTCCGTGTAGAGATACGGATAGTTCGCATCACGCAGGGCAACGCACGTTACTAGGCCGTGGTTGTTGCGCTCTGGAGCGATGGTAGCACAATTGTAGTAGTACCCGAGGGCGATCAGTATCTTCGCGAATACGTCGGGGTGACACAGACCACGCCACACGGCTACCTGTCGCATCTGGCTGTCGAGGATTTGAGCGACCGAGGGGTCACCGTCCTTGCGGCCCTTGATGCCTTGACGCAGGCCCATGCCCACGTCGGCACCGATCACGTAGCTCTCAGTCTCTGAGCGCTCGTGGTAGACCTTCAGCTCACCTCGTGAATGCTCATTGAGCACACGTAGCGGAAGCGGGCTTCCGTTCTGAGGGTCATAGGTCTCCTCGACGGCCATCATGGTGATGGGAGTAACAGGCGTATTCAGACGCGCAGTCACGTACTCGTTGTTGAAGATGGGTCGGCCGGTGCTAAGGAATGCTTCCTCTGCAGTCAGTGGGTATTCCTGTTTGAACAGGTCCTCACCGCTGGCGCCTACTTTCTTACGACGCCAATACAGCTGGTCGTTATCTACGACGATGCCGTATAGTGTGAGCGCAGTGGCGCAGATTTCATTCTCTTGCGGTGTTCGCTGGAAGTTAGCAGGCGCGGGTGAGCGATACTCGTCACTCTCTACCCATGCTGAGAAGAACACTTCGTAGCCGTTCCACAGGATGTTGGTTGGGTCGCATGCGCCCGTGTACATCTCGTAGAACTTGCCGGTCACGCCCTGCGCAGTGCTCTCCAAGAAGATGAACGTGTCGTCTTCGTCGGGCACAGCCTGAACGAGGCCGTTGAAGTTGGTATGCGCAAATGCGACGGGCCAGAAGGCCACCTCGGACAGATGCGTGAACGTAAGCGTTTCACCGCGTGCGATGCCTCGACCACCTGCCGTAGCAACCCGAAGGCCGCTGTCGATCTGGTCGAAGTTGAACTCGTTACGCGAGAGATACTTGGTGTGAGGCCTAAGGACCTCAGGGATGTTGTCGTGAATACGCCGGTACATGTCCAGCAGCGTCGTCGTGGAATCACCTTCGTGAGCCATGACGAGACCCTTCTGGGCCGTACGCTGCGACAGCCACCAATACTGGAGCGCCGAGATAACCGTGGAGAGGCCCTGCTGTCGGGCCTTGAGCACCACCATGCGAACACGGCCAGTGCGCTCCCACTGGTCTAAGACCTTCTTTAGGAAGCGCTGCTGGACGCGGTTCAGAACGAGCTTGGCAATCTTGCCCTTCTTCGTTCGGATTTTCACACAGTTCTTGGCGTAGTATTCGAAGTCTTCACGGAGCCGCTTCGCTCTCGCGCGCTGCTCTGCGCTGGCCTCAGTCATCCGACAGTTCGTCTAGGAACGCGAGCGGATTGACCGTGAGCTTGGACTTGCTCTCAGGCTTGGATTTAGTGAAGTCGAGAACGACCTTAATGGCCGCTACTTTGATCTGCTGCGTTGACGGGCCTACCGCAAGCACGAAGGCTTCACGCAGGGCTCGCTCGGCTTTGCCGGTGTCAGTCGTAGGGACAGCGACAGAAAGCGTTTCCGTCTTGCCGTCGTCATCGACCGAGACTACCTCGACAATCTCGTCGGGCAGTTCGCCTTGGTCTTTCATGATTTGGATAAACCTGTCTGCTAGTTCATGGGCGCGTTCCCACAAGGCGTCAGCCTCGGGCTTGCGCATCCCATCAGGGACGCCACGGCGCCAGAAATTCTCGGGGTTCTTCTTCGCGGCAGCAATGCGGGCCTCGTCGCGAAGCTTCATGCGCTCGCGGAACTCAGGGGTCTGCCACAGCTCTTTGAGCCGGATAGACGCCGCTGAGATTTTCCGCTTGCCTTTGCCGCGAGGGGAACGCTTACGCGTGCCCTTCGGCTTGGTTGTCATTCTTCTTTGCTTTTCGCTTTGCTGCACGCTTCTCGTTGCGTGTGGCCCAGATGCGCTTCACTGCGTCATCGTTGAAGCCAGTAAGCAGATCAGCAGCTGCTGCAGGAGATACCTGCTGCGCATAGTGCTGTACTGCGGACTTGGCCTGCTCGGCGTTGCCGCGCTCGTGTAGCTGGTGCATCAACTCAGTGAGCTGGAGCACGTCGCTCGGGTGGCGCGCGATTACGTCTTGGACGATGCCACGGCGTTCTGCGTGCGTGTCTGCCGTAGAGTTGGCGTAACGCTGCTTCACTTCCTCTGGCTTGTCGGCCAGATACTTCTCAGCCATCGTGCGGCCGATCTGCTGTGGAGACATCTCCAGAGCCTTACCCTTCAACGACATCTCCTCGGGAGCGAGCGGCCTGTAGAAGGACGACGTTGCCTTGGGAGTTTCGGTCTGGGGAGAGCTTACCTGGACGGGGCCGTTCTCGGCCTTGGTGATCTTGACGGTCGGAGCCGCAACACCAGTCTGCTTGGCCTTCATCGCCTGCACGAGTGAGATACCCTTCATCAGGTTCTTCGCTGGCGTGGTGACATCCGTAGGTAGACGCAGGGGGTCGATCGGAGGAGCCTGTGGCGCCTGCGGTGCTGGCTGTGGAGCTGGCGCTGCAGGAGTGGGCTCTGGAGGGAGACCCGTCTTTAGCCGCTGCTTCAGCATGCTCATGGCAACTGGGGACAGCTCTGGCGCCTGCGGTGCGGGCTCAGGTGTCGGCGTGGGCTCTGGAGGGAGACCGGCCTTCATCTTCTGCTTCAGCATGCTCATGGCTACCGGAGACAACTCTGGCGCCTGCGGTGCAGGTTCAGGTGTCGGCGCTGGCCCGGGAGGAAGTCCTGCCTTCAGCTTCTGCTTAAGCATGGACATCGCCACTGGGTTCAGATTAGGCGGCGTAGGTGCTGCCTGCTGCGGAGCCTGCGGGGTTACCTGAGGAACCGATGTGGATGCCTGCGGTCGCGGACCCCACGGTCCCGGCGTGGGAGCCGAAGGTTGCGGAGGTGCTGCGGGTGCAGGAGGCGGCGCAAGGCGCGTAGGTACGTTCTGATCGACGAAACGTTCAGCCATACCCTTGGCGGGCGAGCGCATGCCAGTGAGATTGTCTACAGCGCGGGCGCCGAGATACACACCAGCAGCGCTGGCGAGCGTCGGGGCTGCGTAGGAGCCGAGCATGTGGACGCCAGTGAGACCGGCAGCACCACTGATCAGCGCGTGAGACTTGAAGGGACGGACGGCGTACTTGTCGGCCAGACCAGAGAGACCGCCTGCCCAACTGCCGCTTGCGCGATCCATTGAGCCGAACTGCTCGGCCTGCTGTGCCACGTGTAGCTGTCGTGCAAGGTAGCCTGCTTCAGGGTCTACAGCTTCAATGCTCTTGACGTGATCCGCAGTGATAGGCTTGCCCGAGCGGGCGAGCGCCATCGTGTTCTGAGTGTCCTGAGGGAACGTGCTGTCATCGACGGCCTGTAGCTCGTTGCGCAGGTTCGTCTTCGTGTTCTCGTGGGCGTTGAAATCGTTCTTCGCTTTACCGAGACCATCGGACCCTGCGTTCTGCTGCAGTCGATTGAAGTATGCAGATGTGGCCTTTGCGTTGTCGCCACCAAACACGCGCTGTCGAGCAGCTGTGTAAGCGTCGGCGGCTCCACGAGGAGCACCCATGAGCGCAGCGGCACCAGCGTTGCCAATGGCAGCGTCAGCGGTACGGCTCGGGTCGAACGCGACACCCTTGTCGGTGCCGATGGTGTTGCCGATCTGCGAGATAGCATCAGCTGCGCCACCAGAGGCGCCCGCAACTGCGGTCGTGCCTAGCCAGCGCTCAGCGGCCTGCTTGAGGCCTGCAGCACCAACGGACTTGCCAATGCTGCCGCCCGGGATGAAACGCATGGGTCCAGCTGCCTGCGCAAGCGCGGAGACACCTTCGGTAAGACCAGCGCGGGTCTTGTCGCCAGCGTCGGGCTCTGCGTTGGGATCGCCTGTGCGTCGGACAGCGTCGGCCTTAGCCGAGTTGCCTGCGTTGTTCGCCCAGATCGAGCCTGCGGCGCCCGCGAGGCCACCAAGGAAGCGACCACGGATGCCAGCGAGTGAACCAACCTTGGAGCCTGCCATTGCGGCGGCGGCGGTTTCACCGAGGCCCGGTGCGACTTCAGCGACCTTCTGCGGAAGCTGATCGTAATTCCATTTGAGAGGGTTGAAGCCATTGACGACTTCAGCCGGAACGTAGTTGGGATCGGAAGGCTTCTCTGCGCCCTGCCCGACACCAAGGTATTGCTTGGCGGTTTCCTTGACACCGTTTGAGATGTCTTCGGTGCCCTTAGCGAAACCTGCGGCGGCCCCGGAGGGCTCCTTCTCGGAACCCGACGAAGCCTTCAGTGCCTTCAGTCCGTCGTCACTCATCTTGGCGTAATCGCCAGCTTTCAGTGCCAACAGATCGGCGTCAGAAAGTTTCGTCAGGTCCATGTTTGTTATAGTCCTCTACGCTTCAACTCAGCGTCGATAGCGTCGTGATTGATTGCTGGAGCAGCGCTCGGCTTCTTTGCGCTCGCACCGTTGGAACGGAGCGTCGAAATCTTGTCCCGTAGCTGCGTGTCCAACTCTTCGAACTGCTGTCCGATTTCAGGATGCTTTGAGAGCCAACCTGCACCCATCGTGTTCTTCGCCTTCTCGACGAGAACCTCGTGCTTCTCTTTGAGGTCCTGCCGTTGTGCATCGAGCACGCTTGCGGCTTCCTCTGGAGAGTAGGTTGAGTTGGCGAGCTTCTTCTTTCGCTCTTCACGTTCGTGAACGCCGCCACCAGTACCAGTGATGAACTTGGTGATTTCACCTGAAGCGAGGCCACCATGCGTATCGAGCGCTGCGGCCTGAGCCGAACGGTCGGTGCCACCAAAGTTGTCCTTCAGATAGTTCATGCCGTGCGCGGCCTGCGTCCAACCACCACCATTGCTGTTGTTCAGGTCGAGGTAGGATTGCGCGAGGTTGCCCATGTGCTTCAGCGAGGCCAGCGAGGTGCTGATCTGGCCGCCAATGGACGCCGGGTTGGTCTTCGCCATGTCCTTCACGAACGTGTTGCGTTCAGGAAGCTTCTGGAAGTCCATGTCTGGGAACGCCTGCTGGGCTGCAGCAATCTGCCGCTGCACTTCAGGGTTCTTGAGCTGGTAGCCGCTGGGCGCTACGCCCGTGCCATCATGCCAGCTGCTGATGATCTTCTGCGAGACAGGATCGAGCGTCTTGAAATACTCGTCACCCGTCTTGCTGACATCGCCAAGCATCTGCGGAGCTGCGTTAGCTGCCTGACCGCCGATAGCATCCACTGCACCCGTCTTCGGGTTCACACGGATGATACGGCCGTCCTTGCCTACGCTCACTTTGTAGCTAGGCGCCGCGTCCTTGTCGTCGTCCTTCAGCTGCTTCGAAATCTGCGAGAGAGCGTAGGACTGCTGCGGGCTGGAAATGCTGGCCAGAGATGCACCGATGCCAGCGAGAGCCGACGAGATGCGGTGCTTGCCTCCCTTGCTATCGGCTTCAACGCCGGGCATGAGCTGCTGCAGAGCGCCTTGGCCTAGTGCGCTGTTAGCGTTGAGGGCGCCAGTGGAGCTTGTGTCTTCGTTGTCTTCTGGGGAGAATGAGAGTGCGCCTGTGTCACCAGCGCCGCCGAACTGCCCCATCAACTGCCTTGCCGCCTTCTCGCGGTTGCCGGTCGTGTCTGCAGAACGTTCGTACATCTGGTTCACTGCGGTCGCAGCATCTTCAGGACTACCTGCGGCCATGAGAGCCTTGTAGGCTTTGTTCTCAGGACCCATCATCTCGTGACGCATGAACTGCATCTGAGCTTCAGGTGTCTGGTATGTATCGGGGAACATCTGCTTCAGGGAAGCTAGACGATCACCACGCCACTGCGCGGTGCCCCATGCGGTGCCATTGTCGCCACTGGGTCCCCAAGGCTGGAGACCCTGACCACTTTCGTGCACCAGATTTCCGACGAGCCCAGCGGCCTGATGTGGCGCGAGGCCAAGTCCGCCTTGGTCAGCAGGCTGCTGTGCGAAGTTTAGCCAAGAGCCTACGAGGCTGCTGTTGCCGTTCATGAATTAAAATCCGAAGAGTGATGCGCCCTGCCCGGCCGCGCCAAGTAGACCGCCGATCATCGACAGTGCGCTTGGGTTGCTGGTGGTCGTCGAGGTGCCAGTCGTATCCTGCCCCCACTTCTGGGAGCCGATGATCGACATGAGCTGCTGCAACGACGCGTAAGGCGACGAGACTTGGCTCGCATACTGAGCCGATTGATTGTTGAGGTTCGCCTGATTGGCGGCCTGCTGCCCACTGCCTGCGGTGTTCGCGAGGCCGAACAGATTGGTCTGATCGTTGATGCCTGCGCTGGACGCGTTGACACCAGAGTTAGCAGCGTTCGTGCCTGCACCTGCAGCGCTCGAAAGAGCACCTAGGGAGTTGGCGTTGTTCGCGTTGGCGTTCGACGAAGCGAGGTTCAGGCCATTCGAGTACGCGTTGGAGTACAGCGAGTTGTAGGTGTCCTGAGCGTTCTCAGAGAGAGAGCGATCAACCAAACCCTGAGCGATACCCGTGCGCGAGCTGTTAGTGTTGCCCGTCTGCGCGGCGTTCTGGCTTATACCTGGAAGAGTGACATCACGTACCTGCTCACGCGCCGCCTGCATCGCCTTGTTGGTCTGGGCAGTGATGTCCTGACCATCGGCGTACTGCTTGGCAGCATCGGAGATAGATTGCGTGTTGTTGAGCTTCGTCGGGTCGTAATTGGATAGGCCCGTGAGCGCACCTTGTGTCGCGGCGGTGCCTGCGTTCTGCAACGCGGCGCCAGTAGCTGACGTGGTGGCTGGGCTGGTGTTGCCGTTGGCGTAACCAAGCATCGACTGGAAGGTCTTGAGCTGGTCAGGCGTGAACTGCGCAACGAAATCGGTCGGCGCCTTAGCCTGCGAGGACTGGCCGTAAGCGGTCTGCGCGTTATTGAAGGCGTCGGTAAGCGCAGCGGCCTGAGGAGCCCAAGGGGTCGAAGACGACTGCGTGTTTGCGGTTTGAGAACTCGAACCCATGTTTCCTGAAATAGAATTGGCTGGCAAGGCAGGCTTCGAACCTGCGACCTACCGGGTAACAACCGGGCGCTCTACCAACTGAGCTACTTGCCAACTGTGTGAATGAAGAGAGGCCGCTCAATGCCGTCTTGGCAGAGGACCTTCGAAAATGGACGCCAACCCATCAGGGTAACAAACTTGATCCACTTGGGATCGTCCTGCATCGGACTGGCGTAGAGAGGCGCTGTGACGACGCTGCGGAACACACGCCAGTCATGCCGGATGCGCTTGAGCGCTTCGGGTGACCACTTGTGAACGCGGAGATGCGCGAGGAGCATTTGCTTCCCCGCGTCATCCCGATATTCATCAAGTTCGAACGTGCAGTCTTCGGTGTCGTGCGCTGTCCAACGGCTAACTAAGTCCATTGGAGTTCATGCGGTCTTCCAGAAGCTGCATCACGGCAATTATCGAGCGGATGGATAGGTTGATCTTGTCCAGCTCGGTCGAGAGGTAGCGCTCTGGTTTACCCAGTGTCGGGTATGTGCTCGGCTTGTAGTCGATAAGCCGGTCAGTATCGTTGTGTGTCGCCATTAGCCGCGCTTCGCGTTCGTCTTGAACTCAAAGTCGATGCCTGCCAGCGTCAGCTCTCGAAAGTCGTTGTGCTGGATGCGCAGGGACAGGTAACGACCGGCTACGTTGAAGTCACACTTCGTCGAGGTGACGCCGTCGAACTCTTGGTAACCTAGGAATGCTGCGTCTTGATTGAAGTTGTCAGCTGCACCACCATCAATGAGGATGGGGCTTGCGCCCTCCCCGAGCCGTCCTTGCGGATAGATCGAGGCGAGCACCTTCCAGTTCTTCAGATCAACGCCAGCCACCTCGTCCAGGTCGATGCCGTCGCGTGCGAGATAGCGGGGAGCACAGGCGTTGGGGTCAACCGCGTAAGCCACCACGGAACCTTCGCCATACAAGTCGAAGCCGTACACTGACGCAGAGAGACCGTAGGTGGCGCTGCCTTCGCCCACGTAAACGGGGACGCGCTTGTAGCCGTCTTCCTGATCCTGATAGGAGCCGCCGAAGGTGTCGTAGGTGCCTACAGCTGTGGCGTAGGTAACTGGGTTCGACAGGTTCGCTTGGCAGGCGCCATATACGAATGGGAGGTCGTCGAAGGTCCACGTGTCGTTGGTGTAGTTCCACACAGCGGCGCGGTTGCAACCATCGGAGCCTTTGAAGTTCGTGAGGCCATCGCCTGAGACGTAGCAGAAGCTGATCTCGGTGAGTTTCGGGTTGTGCGACATGAAGCAGCGGTTAGCCTTCTTCATGTTGATCGAGGAGTAGACGTAGTCGCGCACCTTGCCGTCGCAGATGGACTTCTCGGAGGTCCCGTCGTGCGTCCACATGTCGTTGGGGCCGAACACTACGTTCGTTCCGTCCAGCTCAATGGAGCAGTTGGCGTTGATGGCGCCCTTCTGGATGGGCAGCGGCTCATAAGAGAACTCGCTGAGCTGACCATTAGGCGTCATGCGCCACGGTTCGTTCTGACCATAGATGATCAGGTCGGAGCCGAGCTTACATGCGTCAACGATGCCGCCCTGCATGTCAGCGAGGATGTTCTCCGTCGCGAGCGTTGCGGGGTCCCTCTCGTCCCATGAGACCGGCACAGTGCCAGCCAGAGGGATCGCGGAAGTCTTGACCATCGTTGGGTACGACGTGCCACCCTTGGTGACGTTAAGCGCGACAAGCGCTCCACCGCAGGTGCGTAAAATCTGCGCCTGCCATGCACTATCCCAGCCTGCGCTGGATAGGTCTTGAAACTTGGGATCGCTCAGCCTCAGATACCAAGGCGAGCGGTCGCTACGGTTTACATAGGTCACGTCTGCTAGTGAGGCTGACGTATAG